CAGAGTTGGATTGGGAAAGCAAGAGAAAGTAGAAATAGAAGGTAAACTACTGCATGGAGTAGTTCTTATGCCTTCAAAAAAAGCTATGCCAACTGTAACAATTAACGAGGAGTAAGAATATGTGGAAAACACCAACATTTAAAGAAGTATCTGTAGGTCTAGAAATTAACTGCTATGCTTGTGCCGAGATTTAGAAAGTGGCAGATAATAACGATGACAACATTGAAATTTTTAATATATCACTAAGCCAAGATTTAGTTACTGCATTAAAAAATAGTGATGTGCCCCTTACAAATAATGGTACAACCCTATCACCACAAGCTAAAAAATTTATTGCTACATATAAAAAGACGGGAACTAAAAAAGCCTATGGTGGCAAGATTAAGAAAAAAATGATGGGTGGCAAGATTAAGAAAACCTATGCTATGGGTGGTGGTATAAGAAAAGCTAACTATAAGTAATGAAGTTAATACACTGTATCATAATCTGTACTATACTGTTGCTGTCCATCAGTGTATTTGCAGCTGATACAGTAACTTCAACATCATCTACCGTATCAGGCACTACCACAGTTGACAGAACTCCAAGCACTGCTAATGCTCCATCTGTAATGATAAACAATCAGGATGTTTGCAGCTTTGCTGCTACCGGAGCAATACAGACACAGATATTTGGTCTAGCCGGTGGTACAGCTATAAGAGATATGAATTGTGAACGCATGAAATTATCTTCTAGGCTGTATAGAATGGGAATGAAAGTAGGAGCAATAGCTATGCTCTGTCAAGATGCAAGAGTATTTGAAGCAATGGAAATGGCAGGCACCCCCTGTCCTTACAAAGGTAAAATAGGATTAGATGCTGCAAGAGCATGGGCTGAAAATCCTGAAAAAAGACCAGATTATGATGAATGGGTTAAAGAGAATGTTACCGATAAAGAAATTACTAAAGAGGAAGCCACCGGCCTTGGTATTGGCATTGGTGGCCTTCTTCTTTTACTCCTTCTCTAGTAAAGCTGAGTTATTAACACCGGGGGAAACCTCTGTAGAAGAAAAAGTAACTGAGCATCTTGGTGAAGGACACATTGATACTGTAACAAAAACAACTACTATTATAGAGAACCGAACAACAGGGGATATTCTAGATAGTAACACAGGTGTCGTAACAACGAAATACGAAGGGGATATGGATTCGGATTGGGGTGGGATCGGATCTGCTAGTATGCCAGATTGCAGTGCACATTTTAGCACAGGCAGGTGTGGTAAAGGAACAAGTAGCACACTGACTACATTTGACCAGTATGTAGACATAAGTGATTTTCATATCTCTGATGGAGGAGCTTTAGAGTGGGAACTTCAGATGTACCATTCACAAGAGAACACCACAGGGTACTTTGAGACTAAAGGATATAACGACAACGTATTACAATGGGAATCTGGACAGATAAACCTAGAAAACACAGGGAATCCAGAAACTTTTACAGGGATACAGAACTTTACAGGAGATCTTGATAAAGTTTTTATAAGAGTAGGTGGAAAGAACAACTACTTTTTTGACAACGTAGCTTATACTGTAAATTACAACGTGATAACAACTGCTGTAGAGACATGGGTAGAAATAGTACAACCTATGCAGATGAATGAGTCCTTAACATTAGAAATGATGGACACATATGAGTCATCTTCTCCGGAACAGCAACAAGAAATGGATAATATGATGCAGGATATGGATATGGTAGTCCATATTGACTTAGGAACTGCAGAGTTTTCTTCTGATATGGAAGTAGATGACATGCCTTTAGATATGCCACAGGATACTATGGGCAGTATGAACACAATGTTTCAAGATATGGATGTAGGTACCATGTCTTTTGATGAAGTAATGCAAGAAGTATCCGTAGCCGTAGCAGAAATAGAGAATGTAGGCATGGAAATAGATGCTGTAGAGATAAAAATGCCGGATACTAAAGAGTTTGTAGAGGTAGAAGTAAAGCCAGAGCCTAAAATAGAGGTACAACAGACTCAAGAAGCAGTAGAAGAACAGCCTAAAGAGGTAGAAGTAGTAGAAGTTGTTGCAGAACAGCCAAAAGAAGAGGTAGTTAAGGAAGAAACCCCTAAAGAAGAAGCTCCTAAAGAAGAAATAGCTGAAAAAGAAGTAAAAGAAGAGCCAGTAATAGAAAAGGTAGAAAAAGTTGAGGAGCAACCGAAAGAAACAGCTGAGAACAAACCGACTAAAGAGCAGGTACAGAAACAAAAGAAGGCAAAGAGGATAATGACAGCAATGGCTAGTAGTTATGACCCTGTATCTCAACTAACAACACTAGCTCTTGTAAATGCATTAGGTCCAGACATCTCTACTTACAGTAATCAGATACCAGTAGTGCAACCTTCTTGGTATGAGACAAAAGAAATATATGAAAACACTGTATTACCAGATCCTTTAGGAAGTTACATATCCGTTAGCTCAAGTTTACAAATGGAAAAGATGGTAAGTCAACAATATGAGTAGTGAAGTAGAATTTGCAGGAGTTAAATTTAAAGGTGGCCGATTAATTGCCATTCTTACAGCTTTGAGTACACTAGGTGGAGGAATCTGGGGAGGATTTGAAGTATATGGTCGTTGGCAGGCAATGGAAGCACAGATATCAGCATATGTAGAGCCTGATCTAAGTGGATTTAACAGAGAGATAGGCATTATTACCGAAACAGTAACAAGTTTAGAAAAAAGAGTAGAAACAGAGTTATTAACATTAAAAGAGTTGTTGACATCTGCACAAGATTCTGTTAGAACTATTAAAACGGATCTAAAATCTGATATGTATGGTTTACAAGACTCTATGGATGTGATTGTAGATGATAACAGAGAGTTAAATAGAAACGTATATTCCAAAATAGAAGAAGTTAAAGTAGGTATGCAGGTAGTTATTACTGATACACAAAATAATCTTAATACTTTAGTACAGCATGCTTCTGATAGGTTTGATTCTAAACGTACAGCATTAGAAGAAGGTGCACAGAGAAGACAAGACTTCTTAACAGAAGAAATGAAAAATTTAGAAGAACGATTTGGTGTTAAGCTGCAAAGAGCTTTATCAAATCCTTTAACGGGGCAATAATATGAGTGAAGAAGAAAAAAAAGAATGGAAATGTGAAGACTGTACTTGTGAAAGCTGTGAGTGTACAGAAGAAAACCAATGTGGGAATTGCGAATGCATGAATATAGATGTAGTTTAGATAGAATAGTAGATGGAGATACAATAGATGTACATATTGACCTTGGCTTTAAAATCATATTATCAAAAGAAAGAGTACGACTGCAAGGAATTAATACTCCTGAGTCAAGGACTAGAAACTTGGAAGAAAAGGCTCTTGGGTTGGCTGCAAAAGCTAGGCTTAAAGAACTTCTTCCGAAAAAGTTCATAATAAAGACGTTTAAAGACGAAAAAGGCAAATTTGGAAGAATATTAGGCATACCTTTTGTAGATGGTACTGATATATGCCAACAGCTTATAGAAGAAGGTCATGCTAGAGTGTACCATGGAGGAACAAAGGTACCATGGGTTTAGAAAACAAAAATAGAACGTCTTCTACTGTTCCTTTTGGATATAAACTATCAGAAGATCAGAAAACCTACGAGCCTGTAGAGAAAGAGTTAGAATTGTTAGATAAAGCTTTTGACTATGTACGAACAGTAGGACCAGCTAAAGCATCTCGATGGTTATCTACAGCTTCAGGAAGAAAGATATCAAATCCGGGTTTAACAAAACGTATGGATAAGGGATTATACCTATAGAAGAAATAAAGAAAAAACGAGGTAGACCAGCAAAGAAAGAAGGGGAACCAAAAACCTCATATAACTGGTCATCTCGCATGAGAGCCAAACTTGCTACTCAAAAAAGCATCTCTACTAAACGTAGGAATGCTGAAAAGGCTACAAACAAAGCTAAAAAAGCCAGAGCAGCATCAAAAAGGGCTCAGGAGGCATCTAAAAAAATAGATGATGCTCTAAAAGGTAGAGGAAAGTCCGTTGTTACTACAGATGATCTAAAAAGCATACCAAAAGCACTAAGAGATCACCTAAAAGACCATGACGTTGTATTTAGACCGAATGGAGGACCTCAAACTACCTTTTTAGAGTCTCCAGAAAGGGATATACTATATGGAGGAGCTGCTGGTGGTGGTAAATCTTATGCTTTACTGGCTGATGTTCTAAGAGATGCATCAAACCCTAATCATAGAGGTTTATTACTAAGAAGAACATTAGCTGAGTTAACAGAGCTTATAGATAAGAGTAGACAAGTGTATACAAGGGCTTTTCCCGGAGCAGTGTTTAAACAGGCTAAATCGACATGGGAGTTTCCTTCAGGTGCTAAGATATGGTTCTCCTACGTAGATGATGATAGAGACGTAACAAGGTACCAAGGACAAGCTTTTAACTGGATAGGCATAGATGAGATAACTAACTACCCTACTCCTTACGTATGGAACTATTTACGGTCTAGACTTAGAACAACAGACCCAGCATTAGGTATGTATATGCGTTGCACAGCAAATCCCGGAGGTGTAGGAGGCTGGTGGGTAAAAAAGATGTATTTAGACCATGCTCCACCCGGAGATCCTTTTTGGGCTAGAGATTTTGATAACGGAGAAATACTAAAGTATCCTCCTAAACACAACAAAGCAGGAGAACCTTTGTTTCTAAGAAAATTTGTTCCTGCTAGGTTAACAGACAACCCATATCTATTTGATGATGGTCAATACGAAGCAATGTTGATGTCATTGCCTGAAGTAGAAAGAAAAAGACTTCTAGAAGGAGATTGGGATGTAGCTGAAGGTGCAGCCTTTACAGAGTTTAGTAAAAGTATGCATGTTTCTGATCCTTTTGAAATACCAGAAGGATGGGCAAGAGTAAGATCAGGAGATTATGGTTACAGCAGCCCTTCTTGTATACTTTGGGGTGCAATAGACTGGGATAATAACCTTTGGATATACAGAGAACTATATGTTAAAGGATTTACAGGTGAAAGACTAGGTGACACTATAGCCATGATGGAAAAAGACGATCCTGCAATGCAATTAACAGTTTTAGATGCTTCTTGTTGGAATAGAGTAGGACTAGGCCCTAGTATAGCAGAAACAATGATTAGAAGAGGGGTAAGATGGATACCATCAGACAGAAATCGTATGTCCGGAAAGATAGAAGTGCACAGAAGACTAGCTTGTGATGATTATGGAAATCCTCGTGTACGTATTTTTTCCAATTGCAATAATCTTATTAGGACTTTGCCTACATTGCCCTTGTCCAAAACCAATCCTGAAGATGTGGATACAAAAGCTGATGACCATGCTTACGATGCGTTAAGATATATGGTAATGAGTAGAACTTTAGTAAATGCACATAACACACATAGAATGACAAGACACACACAAAAGTATGAACCCCAAGACCAAACATTTGGATATTAATTAGATGGCTGAAAAGTATATTACTATAAAAGAAGCTTATGAAAAAGTTATTGAAACTGGTAACCCAAACAATGTAAGTGCAAAAACAAAATCTTATAATGCTATAATAGATAGTGGCTATAAACCAACAGATTCTGTTAAATTATTAACAACAGATGAAGCAGCACAAAAGTTATTAGATAAAAATTTTGTAGCAGGCCGTTACCAAGGTATCAGACAGATAATAAATGCAGGTGGTGGAAAAAACTTTAATCCATTTGAACAGGCAGAAGTTAGAAAAGAAGCAAATTTATCAAACCAAAGTTCTGTTAGAAAAACAAGTTTAACGTATGCTCCTAATACTAATGGGTATTTAAAATCTATTAATGAAGTAGTTATAGAATTAACAAAAAAAGGTGATCCTATATCTTTAAGTTTAAAAAATTATATAATAATGCAAACTACAGCTGGATTACGTGGAGAACAATTAATTCAAGGGTTAAAAAAACATGCTTATTCTGCAGATACGGCTACTTTTAGAAATGTAATTACAAAAGGATCAAAACAAGGAGTTGCTATTTTAGCAAATTATGAATTAGGTGATGTACATAGACAGGTTATAAACCAACAAGTAGATTTAGCTAAAAAATCTGGTTGGAGTAACGGTTTGTGGCATACAAATACAGGTACTATGAATAAACAAATATCAAAATTATTAGATAAACAATTTGTTAAAAATGGTGTAAGGTGGATATATTCTGCAACAGGTGAATCTAAACCTTTTTCAGTAGGTGATTTACGAAATCAAACATCAAGAATATTTTACACTTTTAATAATGCAGATAAATTAGGTCGTTTTATGAGCCATGCACCAAAGACAATAGGTCAAAGATTTTATGCAGGAGAAGGTTTATCAAAAACTGAACTACAAACATTAGGCAGTGACACGTCTAAGATAGTAACTTCTTTAGCTGATGATTTAGATAGTTTTTATAAAACAGTATATGGAGATCTTTTAGGTCATAACATTGCTGACAATGCTAAACTGCATGGTATAAGTATACAAGGTACAAGTCTTGAAAATGTACCTATAGAGCCTGAAAAATCAATAAAAGGAAAAGTAGATCAGTTAAGTGGAAAAAACATATCTCTTGATATACAACTAGAAGAAATTGATAGTAAATTAGATAAAACTTTAGCAAACATAGAAGCTAAAGAACAAGCAATAGCTGCAAGAACAAGTTCAAAAGAACCTACACCAGAAAAAGTTGAATCAGCAAATAAAACAAAACTTAAAAATATATTTAAAGTTTTACCAAAAGCAGGTTATGCTGTTCCTTTTTTAGGACCGGCAGTTATAGGAGCACTTACAGATTCTGATGAATATTCTGGAGGTGCAGTTGCAAAAGGTTTAAATATGGCAGCAGAAGTGCCTCTTAATATATTTGGTTTAACAGGAACAGACGTTGGTTTAGGAACTGATGAGCAAGTAGCAAAATATACAGAACGAAAAAAAGAGTATCTTGGAGGAATAGAAGAGAAAACAGCTCAACAACAGAGAGCAAGAGATGCCCTTAGTGTAGCAGACACTGAGTATCAAATAGGAGAACAGATGCAAGGTATAATGCTAGAAGAAACAGGGGGAAACCCTTATACAGATAGGCCTGTAAAAGGGTTTATGGAAGATAGATAATTAACAACAATAATAAAAGGAGAAAACTATGCCACAAGGAGTAGAAGGAGCTTACAAATCAGGTTACATAATGGGCCAGATGAGTAAACAAGGAGCAATGAGTGAAGCTAATGAAGGTTCATTACATCGTGAAGCACTAGAAAAAGAAATTGCTGGAACTAATGCTGGTTCTATTGAAGGACCATTTGAATCAACTATGATGTCATCTTCTGGTAAAGGTAGTGGACACACTGCACAGCTAGGTATGATTATGGGTTCTTCAAAGTAACATACGTAATAATAAACAAGGTATAAATAATGAGTGATCCTGTAGACGTTTCAAAAGACTTTAACCCAGACTCTGCCCCCGGTATTATTTCTTTAATACAAGGGAGACAAAAAGAAGCAGAGGATGGAAGACAAGTACACGAAACAAGGTGGTTAAAAGCTTATAAAAATTTTAGAGGAGTTTACGATAGTACTACTCAATACACATCAACAGAAAAATCTAAAGTATTTATAAAAATAACCAAAACTAAAGTGTTAGCTGCTTATGGACAGATAGTAGATATACTTTTTGCAAATAAAAAGTTTCCTATTACTGTAGAAGCAACTCCTATACCAGAAGGTATAACAGAATTTGCACATTTAGAAACACCTTTAGACCAACAAGTAGAACAAGATCCCTATGGTTATTCTGGAGATGGAAGAGAGTTACCTCCCGGATCTGTTCAGGCTACAGATAGCTTAGATTATTTAGGAGGATTATCATCTAAATATGAAGGGGCCCCAATAGCAGAGGGTCCTTCTAGGGTAGGAGAACCTCAAATTTCTCCTGCACAAGAAGCAGCTTTACGAATGGAAAAAATTATCCATGATCAGTTAACAGGAACTAATGCTACTACAGCTGTTAGAAATTCTATTTTTGAATCTGTATTACTTGGTACAGGTATAGTAAAAGGACCTTTTACTCATAGTAAAACTATTCATAAATGGATAAAAACAGAAGAACAAAGAGAGTATAGCCCAACATATAAAGATATACCTAAAATAGAAGCTGTATCTTGTTGGGATTTATATCCTGATCCTATGGCCACAAATATGGAAGATTGTGACTACGTTATACAAAGACATAAGATGAATAGGACTCAAATTCGTGGTCTTATGGATATGCCTATGTTTGATCCAGAAGCTATAAATGAAGTATTAGCTGGAGGAGGAAATTATAACGATAAGTACTATGAAAGTGTTATAAGAGATGAAGAAGGAGCTAACCAACACTCAACAGAACGGTTTGAAGTTCTTGAGTACTGGGGATGTGTTGATTCTTATTTTATGGAAGAAATAGGCATGGATGCTCCTGAAAATGATAACTTATCACAAGTTCAAGTAAACGTATGGATATGTGGTGGACAAGTATTACGAGCTGTTATGAATCCTTTTACACCAATGCGTATTCCTTATCAAATATTTCCTTATGAGATAAGTCCTTATCAAATATGGGGTATTGGCATACCAGAAAATATGGAAGATGCACAGATGCTTATGAATGGTCATGTTCGTATGGCTATTGATAACTTATCTTTAGCAGGCAACATGGTTTTTGATGTAGATGAAACCTCTCTTGTACCCGGACAAAATTATGACATATTCCCGGGTAAGATATTTAGAAGACAATCTGGTGTTACAGGAACGGCAATAAATGGTATTAAGTTTCCTAACACAGCAGGTGAGAACATACAGATGTATGATAAAGCAAGGCAACTTGCTGACGAAGAAACTGGTATACCTAGTATAATGCATGGACAAACTGGTGTTACTGGTACAGGAAGAACAGCAGCTGGCTTATCTATGCTATTAGGATCAGCTGGACTGTCTATTAAAACTGTTATAAAAAATCTTGATGACCATCTTCTTAAACCAATAGGAGAAGCTTTTTTTCAATGGAACATGCAGTTTAATGAAGATGAACCTGAGTCAGAAGGTGATCTTGAGATTAAACCAAAAGGTGTAGCTTCTGTAATGCAAAAAGAAGTTCGTTCTCAACGTCTTACAGCCTTACTACAAACAGTAGCAAACCCTATGCTTGCTCCGTTTATTAAAATACCTAACCTTATAAAAGAATTAGCTATCTCTCAAGATATAGATCCAGATAGTCTTGTTAATGATATGAATCAAGCACAGATTTATGCCGAAATGCTGAAAGGAATGCAGCCAGATGCCCAACAAGGACAACAACAACCAGAATCAGGAGGCCCTCAAGGCCCTATCTCCAATAGTGGGCAACCAGCAAACATGGGAACCCCTCAACAACCTGCTCAAGGCACTCAACCATCAGACCTTACAGGCTCTGGTAATGGCACCATCGGAACTGGAGGTGTACCGGCTGCAGGGGAGAGCCAGTTTGCTGGCAATGCTTCTCAATTTGAAGAATAATTATGATGAGATGAAAAAGGAAAAAGAAAGTAAATAATGGCTACTAACACTAACCTTAATGATGTATTTTTTACTTCTAGTGTATCTGCATTACGTAATAAAAAAATATCTGCTCCTACAGATCAATTTACTGCTGGGTATGAACAAGGGTTATATGATCCTGATCTTACTAAGCCTGAAGGATATGATGTACCAGAGATAGAAGAAGACGTACAAAACATAGACGTACCCGGTGGCAGCCAAGCATTAGATACTAATATTTCCGATGCTGTTATGTTATTTACAGATCAAGAAAAAGAAGAAGAACGTAAAAAATTAGGAACTAATGTTTTTGGAGTAGATGCTCAACTTCAATCTTTAGGACCTTTTGGTTCAGACGTAGCATCTATAACAGCAGAAATGCCTCAAAGGACAGGTATAGGTGTAAGTAATGTACCAGCTATAGCTCCTTATGAAAGAGGTGGTTCTTCTACTATGACAACAGGTCCTATAGATGATGAAGAATTAGCATCACCTCCTTCAGGAAGTATCGATCTTTCACAATTTGA